GAAAGTAATTTATTTTAAGTATTCTGATTTGTATAGCGCTCTAGTTTCTGTCAAAGCTATACGAGAAACTCCGAAAGAATCTTCAACACTCATGGACTTTTTAAAAAGACCAGCAGAGGGAGACAATCCAGGCCTTGGTGCAACACAGGCTAGATTAAATATTGGAGGCAAAACAAAGTTTGCTTGGGCCATCAAAGAAGAAAATTTAAACTTAGAGCAAGCAGAACTAGAACCAAAAGAAATAATTAAGGAGGATCCATTATGAGTGTAAAAATAAAAGAGGCGGAGAAAATATTTGGCCCGCCAGGAACAGGTAAGACAAGACGATTGATAACTAAAGTTAGTTGGCTGATCAATGAAAAGAAAATAGATCCGGAGGATATTTGTTACATAACATTTACAAACAAAGGCATAGACGAAGTTCGTGAACGATTAAAGGTGACAAAAAAAACTGATGGTTACGAATCATTTGCAACGATCCACGGACTATGTAACGGATTTTTAAAAGGCAAAGAATCTCGTTTAGTCTCGGAAGGAGACTTTGAGTATTGGGCTAAGAAAGAAGACGGCGATCTTAAAAAAGAATTTGGTGGTGATCTAGATAATAATTTTGTTATACAAGTTTATAATCTTTATCGTGTAGCAAACATTTCTTTGCGTGAAGCATTTACAAAATTGAACGAAAGAAATTATAAATGGAACAGGCTTGAGGGGTACATAAAGAGTTGGGAATTTTTCAAACAAAACAATAAGTTACATGATTTTACTGATCAGATACTTAACGCTTTGGACGTGGACAGGTTCAAAGAATACAAAGCTGTGTTCCTAGATGAAGCTCAGGATTCTTCCTGGTGTCAGTGGCAAGTAATTAAAAAGATTATGGACAAAGGCTCTGTTGAATATTTGTACATCGCAGGCGACGACGATCAGGCAATCTTTGATTGGAATGGTGGCGAAGTTAAATATTTTTTAAATGCGTACACTTCTGTTTGTAAATCAAAAGTTTTAGAGAAGTCATACAGACTAACGAACCAGCACATACATTTTGCAGAACAAATAAGTTCTGACATAAAATACAGACAAGAGAAAGAATATCATTCTGATCATGAACACTCTGGTGAAATTCATTACACGGATAGATTTTCACAAATCCCTATCAAAGACGGACAGAGCTGGACAATCATGGTGACCGGTTCTTCTGTCATGTCAGAGTTAAAAGATCTTTTGATACGGCAAAGGGCTTGGTTTGTACAGACAACGGCCAAGGGTTACGTTCATTATCCTGTTGGCGCAAAGATCATAGCCGCATTGCAATGTTTTTTTACTTTGCATCAAGACAAGTATGTAACACGATCGGAACTTTTAAATTATAGAACATTAGTTAAACCAAAAAACTTTAAACCAAAACAACTAGAAGAACTTGATCCAGATCAATTGTACAAAGCACAGGATTTAAAAGATATGTTTGGTCTAGATTTTTCTGTTGATTGGAAAGAGGCGTTTGCAAACGTAAACAACCCAGAATGGAACAGGAAGAAAAAATATATAATGGATTGCATAGATCAAGGTGTTGATATTTTTGATAAAAAGCCTAAGATAAAACTTTGCACAATACACAGCATGAAGGGTGGAGAAGACGAAAACACAGTCGTTGTTGGCAACATGGAAATGCCTTTTTATAAAAAGTATAAAAGTTTTGATCATGTTGAGAAAGACACAATTAAGAGAATGTTTTATGTTGCGTGCACAAGAGCAAAACAAAGGATGTATATTTACATGTGTCCTAATTTAAAGTTTCGTTTTGATTTCGACAAAATGTACAGAACATACAAAGAGAGAAAGGAAGTAGCATAATGGGATGGAGAGATACACAAGTTGACGGCGCTCACTATAAAGCTTTGAGCGTACAGCCCACAGACTATATTGTGAAAAACAAATTAGGCTGGAGAGAAGGCAACATTGTAAAATACATAACTCGTCACTCTGAAAAAGGAAAAGCAAAAGACGTTAGAAAGATAATACATTTCGCTTTAATGATTTTGGAGGATGAGTATGGAGAACAATACCAAATTAAAGCCGTGGATTGAGTGGATGTTTGAAGAAAATTTTCCAGATTTATCACAAGAAAAATATCTTGCGGTTGACTTAGAAACTTGTGACTTAAAACTATTAACGCATGGCTCAGGTTGGGCAACAGGGAACGGATATGTTACAGGCTTCGCCCTTGCCACAAAAGACTGGCAGGCGTACTACCCGATAGCTCACGAGAAAGGACCAAACATGGATCCGGACAAAGTTATTCCTTGGATCAAAAAGACACTGTCCTACAGCATGCCTAAAATATTTCACAATGCCTCCTATGATATAGGTTGGCTAAGACACATGGGCATAACCGTCAATGGTACTATACACGACACCATGATTTCAAGTGCTTTAATAGATGAAAATAGATTTTCGTTTACTTTGAATAGTTTAGCTAAAGATAAATTAGGTGCCACAAAGAATGAAGACGAGCTTGTAAAGTACGCTCAGGACGCAGGGATCAATCCAAAGAAAGAAATGTACAAAATACCGGCTATGTATGTAGGACATTACGCGGAACAAGATGCACGGCTCACGTACGATTTGTTCTTTTATAATCAAAAAGAAATAGAAGAGCAGAAACTTCAACAGATATATGATCTCGAAACACGGTTGCAACCTTGTTTGATTGACATGCGAGCACACGGTGTTCGCGTTGATCTACAGGCGGCAGAAGAGGCAAAGAAGGCCTTGATTACCGATGAGGAAGCGGCACTGTTTCAAATAAAAAAATTATCGGGGGTTGATGTAAATGTTTGGGCGGCCGCTTCTGTGGCCAAAGCATTTGATAACATGCATATATCCTATAGCAGAACACCGACCGGCAAGCCGAGCTTTACAAAAAACTTTTTGTCAAAACACAAGTCGGATCTTGCACAATTGGTTGTGAAAGCCAGAGAATCAAACAAAGCGCACACAACGTTTATTGATAGTATCATGCGTCACCAGCACAACGGACGGCTACACTCTGAGATACATCAAATGAGAAGTGATGACAAAGGCACGGTGACTGGACGATTTAGTTATAGCAATCCAAACCTACAACAAATTCCTGCCAGGAACAAAAAGATCAAGAACAAAATACGTTCTTTGTTTATACCAGAGGAAGGAAAGAAGTGGGGAAGTTTCGACTACTCTCAACAGGAACCACGAATGGTTGTGCACTTTGCAGAAAGAATAAATGAAGTAGATGGTTTTTCATATGAATCAAAACGTGCAACCATGGACACAAAACGTTTTATCGAGGGCTACAGAAAGGGCGAGGCGGACTTTCACAAAATGGTAGCGGAGATGGCTGACATAGAGCGAGACACGGCTAAAACGATTAACCTTGGACTGTTTTATGGCATGGGCCAGGGCAAATTAAAAGAGACCTTGGGCGTCGACGATGACACAGCTCAGATATTAATCAACGATTACAATGATAAAGTTCCGTTCGTTAAAAAGCTATCAAGGCGCGCCATGGAGTCAATGGAAGGCAAGGGTTACGTGACCACGATCTACGGCCGACGGTGCCGTTCATTTGGTTATGTACCTATAAAGTGGGGTGTCTCTGGTTTTTACAAAACAGAACAGGAGGCGAAAGCCATATTGAAAGAAGGTAACTATAAAAAGGCGTACACCTACAAAGCATTAAACAAATTAATTCAAGGTTCCGCCGCTGATCAAACAAAGAAAGCAATGGTAGACTTGTACGAACAAGATGGTATCATACCTCACATACAAGTTCATGATGAACTTAACATATCTATTGAAGGTAAAGAACAAGCTGAAAGGATCATTAAGGTTATGGAAAACTGCATTGAACTCAACGTACCAAGTAAAGTTGATTGTGAGATCGCAGACAACTGGGGTGATGCAAAAGGTTCGTGACCGACGACAACATCATATATTTTTCACTGTGTCCAGGGTGCAATAAAATGACGACGATGAAACCTTTTGGTAAAAAGAAAAATATTTTTTACTGTCAGCATTGTAAGACACAATACAAACAACACATCAACGGCAAGATTGTATACATACCTTTGCATGTTGCTGATCTATTAGAGCAAACAATCAAAGATCATTATAAGAACAACCCAGATGCAGAGCCAGAAGCAGAGTTAAATTTTTCAATAGATTTTGAGCCCGATATAGATTTTGACCCGGACGAGACTACTTAATATCTTTTATGCGATCAAGCATCTGACCTACAACAGTTGAGGGTCTTCCATCTGAATGATACGTTGCGCAAGAAACCAACTCTTCAAGAGGTGTTCCGTGTTGCAAAGCAACAGATACAAGGCGGCCTATTTCTGTAAGAATATCAAAGCGTTCCGTGCCAGACTTGCCCCCACCATTAATCCAAACTTCTTTTATCTTGTTATCTGAGAACGACATGGTGATTACATACGGCATGCCGTTTGCGTCTCTTATGGTTTCTTTATAACAAGGTCTATGGTTTTCTAATTCTTTCCGCATATTGTACCTTTCTTGTTGACAATTTATTAGAATCTACTATATCTTGGGG